CTCCCCCGCCTTATCCGCAAAGCGCACCACCTCCCTCCTATCGAAAGAAACAACGCCCAGCCATCCCGAAACGTATATTTTATTCGCCAACGTATTGACCCAATCAAAACGTATGTATAGTCTCGCTCGTACTCCTCTCACCAAAGAGTACGACCCATGCACACAACACAGCACAGCAACACCCGCTGCCCGGTCTACCTTCACCCGGCAGTAGTAACCAGCCCCGACGCTGTAGAACGCATCCAGCGCCGCACTGGCCTTCTGGTCATTGTCAATCTGGGGCGCGCTACCATCGCTCCAGCCCCCGCAGCCGTCGCCAGCGATGACCAGGGACCATGGGGAGGCGACGCAGCATGAAGCCTCTTCTGATTGGCCTCACTGGCCGCGCCCGCTCCGGCAAGTCGACCGCCGCCGAGCACCTGGTAGGCACTTACCTGCTGGAGCACTACGCGTTCGCTGATCCGCTCCGCGATGGCCTGATGGCGATCTTTAACCTCGACCCTACCGACTTTGAAGGCGACCGCAAGGAGCAACCCCTGGCCTGGCTGGACCGGTCGCCGCGTCAACTGATGCAGTCGATGGGCACTGAGTGGGCACGCAACACTGTGCACCCAGATGTCTGGGTGAAGCTCGGCGAACAAAACCTCGACTACATGAACAAGGCATTGGGCGCGGTGCTGGGATTCGTCATCAGCGATGTGCGCTTCGAAAACGAAGCAGAGTTGATTCGACGCCGCGGCGGCACAGTCATCCATATATCCCGGTCCGACGCAAAAGCCGTGAACCCACACATCAGCGAGGCCGGTATAGCCGTTCGCCAGGACGATCTGATCCTGCGTAACAACGGCACGGTGGACGAGTTCCTGCGTTCGCTGGACGCAGCGTTCCTGATGATCCGCGAGCGCCACCAACGCGCCGAACAGCTCTTAGCCTGAGGCCGCAGCCATGAACCGCACCCTGGATCAAACAGCCGCTTTGCTCGGGCTCAAGCCCCGCGCCTTCCGCACCAGGTTGCGGGAACTCGGCGTGTTGAATGCATCCGGCGACCTTGCCAGCGCCCACCGTGAGCGGGGCTACCTGTTTTCCGACCCACGCAGCCGCTGGAATCCGGCACTCCGTAACTACACCCATTATTCCGTGGTGATGGTCAAGGAAGCGGGTGTTGAGTGGATCGCCAAAAAACTGGACATCACCATCACCAAGAAGGACGCCGCAGCATGAAGCCCACCGCCATCAACTCCGCTGTAGGTGCCCTGAAATTGGTGCCGATGTATCTCAACCACCCAACAGTGATCAGCCGGGCCACGCTGATTGGCGCCTCTGCCGAAGCTGTCGCACTGCTGGAGGCATTGCCCTGCGTGTCGGTGGAACTTGCCGAAGTGTTCCGCTGTGTCGACGCAGTGATCGCAGAAGGCCAAGTCGCCTACGTGACGCCGGTCAAGTGCCCGGAATATCCATACGGTGCCGTCGTCGCAGACGCCAAGGGCAACGTCCTGGCAGCGGCCAAGGGCAAGAGCAAAGAAGGTCTCGCCGAACTGATCCGCCTCAAGCTGGTGCCCCGAAAGGAGGGGCATGGGGAGGAATCCGCGTGACTACCACCCTGGAACAACTCCGGCGCCAGTTCGCTACGCCGTGCCCCAGCTTGACCGCCGTGCGTGAGCAGTACTTCACGCACATCCGCACAGACCGTCACCTGCTCAGCGAAATCAAGGCTGGCCGGATCGCGCTGGTGGTCAAGCGCCTGCACTGCTCGGTCCGTGCAAAGCCGGTCGTTTACCTGCACGACCTGGCCGACTACCTCGACGCCCAAGCGACGAAGCAAGCGGCCTGATTCAAACGGTAGCCCCTGCCGCCCAGGGGCAAACAGCAACTCACCAATGAGGCACAGCACATGAAACCCACTGATACCGCAGAGTTTATTAGCGAATTGAATGCCGGCATCTTCGCCAACCAAATCGGCCACGCACTCTCAGAAGTCGCGGCGGGCGTGGTCGACAACAAGAAGGTCGGCACTGTCACGCTCACCTTCACCTTGAAACAGATCGCCGACAGCAGTCAGGTGACCGTCAATCACAAGCTCGCTTACAAGGTACCGACCAAGCGCGGTAGTCGCAGCGAAGACACCACCCTCGACACACCTATGCATGTCGGCTCTGGCGGCTGCCTCACGCTGTTCCCTGAGACACCTCACGCCGATCAGTTGTTCTCCCGCGACGACGCACCGATTCACGCCAAGTCGTAACGCTTCACCACTCCATACCTCTCACCAAAACAGGAAATAGATCCAATGGAAGCCAAAGCAATTCAGATGATCCAAGACACCGCCCTGCTGGCCCACGCCAAAGCGCTGGACACCTTCACGCCGGTGCTGGCTCTGCCGTCCGACGTCAAATTGCATAGCATCGAGAAGTTCCAGTCACACCGCAGCCGTTTCCGTGGCGCACTGAACACTCATTCGCTCAAAGACTTCGCCGACTACGTAGTTACTGCAAAAGGCCCAGCTGCTGTGGGCTTTGTGGATGGTGAATCCATGGCCTGTACGGTGTACTTCAACCTCGGTGACGCCGAAAACCCTGGGCACGGCGACTACAACGCGACACTGGGGCTGAAAAAGACCGCTGCGTTCCTCGCACTTGAACATGCCGCACAACGCCAGCACGCCCAGAAGGATCTCAGTGACTGGATCGAAGACTGGGCACCGAACCTAAAAGCCCTGGACGCTGATGACAAAGAAATTGACCTGCGCAAAGCAGCCGGAGCGATTCGCTCCATCAGCATCGAGCAAGCGCGCAAGAGTGAACATGTGGTTGGCGACATGAGCGCTTCCCGTTCGGCTATGGATCAGATCGAGGCCAAGTCGTCCGAAGGTCTGCCGGCTGAATTCCTGTTCACCGTAGCCCCTTACGAAGGGTTGATCGCACGCACCATCCGCTTGCGTGTAGCCGTGCTGACTGGAGGCGATAAGCCCGCGCTGCGCCTGCGCTGGATCGGTGAAGCCCAGCTGCGCGAAGACCTGGCCCAAGAGTTCAAAAACGTCGTTCAACAGGAAGTCGGCGGTTCCGCAACCTTGACCATCGGCTCTTTCAACCTGGGCTAACCACCTGCAACACCCCGTCGCCGTCCTCTCACCAAAACTGTCCGGCGGCGGGCCCTAACGAGGCATACAGCACATGCAAACCGAAACCACCATCATCGTCATTGGCTTGTTAATCGGCTGGCTCGCAACTGCGTTCTACCTGATCAAGGCCAGCCAGAAAGCTTACGCCCGCGGCCTTGCAAATGGCTTAAATGGCCAAAATGAACTGCATGATCAAGAGGTTCAAGCCTTGAGGCATGACCTCCGGGACCAAATCAAACTCCGCCACGCCGCTCAAGCTCGGGCTCAATCAGTCTGCACTTTTGCAGATCATGAACTGCTGACCAACGTAGGCACGACGCTGCGTCTCGCAGTGGAAACATGGCAAGCATTCCCCGGCACCGAAACAATGGTCAGCAAAGTAACCAAACAGCAGCGGGACCTCATCACCTTCGCCGCGAAAATGTGGGTGTCAGCCTACCCAACCCAATCAGTAGCGGAGGACGCAGCATGAAAACAATGTGCATTTACCACGGCAATTGCGCTGACGGCTTCGGCGCTGCATGGGTTGTTCGAAAGGCGCTCGGCGGCAATGTCGAATTTGTGCCAGGCGTTTACGGTCAAGAGCCACCAGACGTTACCGGGAAAGACGTTGTCATCGTCGACTTCAGCTACAAGTACGACGTGCTATCGACGCTTGCCCGCTCGGCTAACAGCATCATCGTGCTCGACCACCATAAAAGCGCTGCCGATGACCTGGTGCGCTTTGAGCAATTCCACGCCGGCATTGAAGAGGATGCCTACCAGGACGGTGGCCCCCAACTGCTCGGCTGGAAAACAGCACACGAGTTTGCCCGCACGCATAATTGCCCGGCAATTGCTTGCTGTTTTGATATGAACCGCAGCGGCGCGATGCTCGCCTGGGACCACTACTTCCCCAACCAAGAGCCACCACAACTACTGCGCCATATCGAAGACCGAGACTTATGGCTCTTCAAGTTGGACGGTACCCGAGAGATTCAAGCAAACCTCTTTAGCTACCCGTACGACTTCGAAGTCTGGGACCAGTTGATGGCCGCCGACGTCCAGTCCCTTCGCTCAGATGGTGCGGCGATTGAGCGCAAACATCATAAGGACGTGGCCGAGCTGGTGGCCGTCACGAAACGCCGCCTCACGATTGGCGGTCATGACGTGCCCGCTGCAAGCCTGCCATACACGCTAACAAGTGACGCCGGCCACCTGATGGCGCAGGGCGAACCTTTTGCCGCCTGCTACTGGGATACACCGACCGGGCGCGTTTTTAGTCTGCGCAGCACGGACGAAGGCATGGACGTATCGGAGATAGCCAGCCAATACGGCGGCGGCGGCCACCGCAATGCGGCGGGATTCCGAGTTTCGTTTGACCATAAACTTGCCGGGGCGTTTGCCAGCGAACACCACGATAAATCGGGAGGTGCAGCATGACTGGCGCGAGCATCGACGGAAAGAAACTTGAGCGCGCTATCCGCAAGATCAAGCATTGCCTGGCCCTGGCGCAGAGCGCCAACGAGTACGAAGCCGCCACAGCGCTTCGGCAGGCCCAGGCATTGATGCGCGAGTACCGCTTGACCGAAATGGACGTGAAGTTGAGCGACGTCGGTGAAGTTGAGTCGGCCCTGTTCCGCGCCAAGCGTCGACCGGCATGGGATCAACAGCTGAGCATCGCTGTAGCAGACGCATTCAGCTGCACGACCCTACGGCACAGAAAGTGGAGTTCCTCGAAAGGCCAGGTCATTGAGCACGCCACATTCGTAGGCGTCTCTCCCGCTCAGAACATAGCCCTATACGCGTATGAAACGCTGCACGCCAAGCTAACTCAGGCGCGCAAGGAGTACTGCTCGGCTGTCAGATCTGGGGTTCATCGCAGTCAATATTCGGCAGAAACTGCCGGCGATCACTTTGCACTAGCATGGGTTTGGGAGGTTCAGTCGAAGCTGAAAACGCTTGTGCCTCAAGACGACGATCCGCTAGGGCATTCCGCCACTGGCCAAGACCTTGTTTCGATTCAGACGCAGGAAAAGGCGTTGATCACTGAATACCTCGCCAACCAGGACATCGGGAAGCCCAGGAAAAACAAGGCCGTAGAGTTAGATCTGAATGCTCAAATCGCTGGGATGCTCGCCGGTAGCAAGGTTGACCTTCACGCCGGCATTGCTCGCGGTGGCGACGATACGTTGTCGCTACCAGCATTCGTATCGGCATCACGCTCCACGGAGACCGCATGATAAAGGCCAAAGAACTCCCAATCCTGTTCTCGGCACCGATGGTGCGCGCCATCCTGGAGGGCCGGAAGACTGTCACCCGGCGAGCGATCAAGCACAACCCATTTAAGTGTCCATGCGGCAAGCCCGGCGACCGGCTATGGGTGCGCGAAGCATGGGAGGCTGATGTCCAGGTTGATGCGGTCCCGCCGCGAGACCTGAGCCAAGGCGAACCGATTCGATATCCAGCAGACGGAGCTGTTCGGCAGGCCGGTTGCGCGATGATCACCCCAGGGAAATTGCGTCCATCCATTCACATGCCGCGCTGGGTCAGTCGCATCCTGCTGGAGGTCACGGACGTACGCATGGAGCGGTTGCAGGACATCACGCCAGAGCAATGCATTGCAGAGGGGATAGACGCTGCCATGTGTCGGCAGTATCTCGAAACAGCGCCATCCCGCCACACCCTCAAAGAGGCTGAGATTCATGGGTTCTCCGGCCTGTGGAACTCCGCTGGCGGCAACTGGGACGCCAACCCATGGGTCTGGTGCGTAAGTTTTCAGAGGATTGCGTGATGAAACCGAACATTCAAGCGGCGCTCGACTACTCGCGCAACTTCGCAACAGCCAAACCCAATCTCGGCCGGACCGAGAAAGAACACATTGAGGGCCTGGCGAACCTACTTGAGCGGACAGCCTTGGGGAACTCATCCCAGCAAGCCCTGCTGACCGCAGCGGATGAGCGGGCGGATGTGCTGGAGCAAGAGGTTGAACGCCTGAATCGCGTGAAGCTGGCACTGAAGGAGCTGGCAGAAAGCCGCGCTGACGATTGCTCGGTCTACCGGCAGCACCTGAACGAGGCGCTGACGATGGCGGAAAAAGTCAGGGCTGCATGCCCTGGCATGAAGCGGAAATACCTGAGCGATCTGATCGTTCATCTCTACCAGAACAGCGACGCCGCACTCAAGCCAGCAGAGGGGGTGGCGATGAATAACCAGATTGTGCCGGACGCGGGCGACGGTATGGCTCCAGCCTTCCTGGTGAAGCACGGCGCACCCGGCGATGTTTACCGCTGCCCGCAGCACACGGGTGCTGATTGCGCGATGTGCGGCGGCGGTGGTTTCAGGGCCATCTGCAACCTGACTGAATGTCATGAGTATGGATGTCAGGGCTCCGGGTGCTCCCGCAAGCCTGGCGATATGCAGCCCGCACCGACATCGGAGGCATGATGATGGAATTCCAAAGTGAAACCCTGGCCGACGAAGAGTTAGCCATCATTACTGGCTACCAGATCCCGTCCAAGCAGATCCAGTGGTTGATTGACAATCATTGGGAGCATGTTCTGACCGGCGCCCGGCGCCCAATCGTTGGTCGGGTGTACGCCCGAATGAAGTTGGCAGGCGTCACCCCTTCAGCGGTCAATACCGTCGCTGAAACGTGGTCGCTCGACCTCGCGAACGTGAGCTGATCAATGCGCAGGAAGAATGCAGCAAACCTGGACCTCCCCCCGCGAATGCTCCGCCGCAGCTCGACGCTTAAGAGCGGTAAAACTTGGATCGGATACTACTACAACGGCAGGGACGCCAATGGTAAGCGCAAGGAAATTCCTCTGGGCGGCGATCTCGACCAGGCCAAAGTCGAATGGGCCAGGCTAGAACGCAAGGCACCACCCAAACCTAACCATTTGCTGGGTGCGCTGTTCGACAGGTATGTGAAGGAGATCATCCCAACAAAGGGCATACGCACCCAGTCCGACAACATGAAGGAACTAAAACAGCTCAGGAAAGCGTTTGAAAAAGCTCCCATTGATTCCATCACTCCCCAGGTGGTTGCGCAGTACCGGGACGCCAGGACGGCCAAGGTCAGGGCCAACCGGGAAATCGCGCTGCTGTCGCATATGTTCACGATTGCCCGCGAATGGGGGCTGACCAATAACGCCAACCCCTGCTTCGGTGTGCGCCGCAATAAAGAGACCCCACGGGACTATTACGCGGGCGATATCGTGTGGAATGCGGTGTACGACTCAGCCGTTCAGGAACTCAAGGACGCTATGGACCTAGCCTATTTGACTGGACAGCGTCCCGCTGACGTATTGAAGGTGGCAACCACTGATTTAGTTGCTGGCTTCCTGATGGTTAAACAAGGCAAGACCGCTAAAAAGCTGCGCCTCCGGCTTGAGGATGAAGGCGTTCAGTCCGGGCTGAGTGCGTTTATCACTGACCTACAGGAACGCCGGGCCCTCAGTGGCATTAAAACATCAAGGCTGATCACCAACACATCCGGCCTTCGGATGAGCCAGCAGATGCTGCGCAATCGGTGGGATGAAGCCCGCGAGAAAGCGGCCATCAAAGCCGGCGCCGACGGTGACTCGTCCCTGGCCGTGCTGATCCGCCAGTTCCAGTTCAAGGACATTCGCCCGAAAGCAGCCAGCGAAATCGAACTGGCTCACGCTAGCCGATTACTCGGCCACTCCACCGAAGAGATGACCAAGAGAGTCTATCGTCGTGTGGGCGAGATCGTAAAACCAACGAAGTAACCCGCCGAAAACTCCCCCAACCAGGTGCAATTTCTCGCCCTCGACAGGACTGAAAAAGTCGAGGGTTGCGGAAACGATACTAAAAGCTGCGGAAACGATCCTAAATCGCAGGCATTAAAAAACCCCGTAGACCATTGATCTACGGGGCTTTAAGAGTGGAGGCCGAGGTCGGAATCGAACCGGCGTAGGCGGATTTGCAATCCGCTGCATAACCATTTTGCTACTCGGCCTAAGACGATCAATGCCCTGATTGCTGGCACTCACCGTATGCAAACTTGAGTGGCCTGTGTAAAGCCTGCCTCTACTCTAACTCATTGAATACATTGAAGTTTTTAAAGCTTCGATGCGTTCGATGGGCGCCATTATGTACTCATTTGCCGGGGCCTGCAACCCCTTGATTTCAAAAATATTTCGCATTGGCATCAAGGGCTTGCAGGTTGGGTTCACTCCTTGATGACTTGCTGGCGGTACTGTGGGTCGGCCTGGATTTGGGCGTCGGTGAACGGGAGCGAGCTGAGTGTTTTCTTGGAAAACGCTTGGGTTTGGTCCTTGGAATATGGGGAGGCAGGGTTGCTGGATTGGGAGAATGCCAACACACCTTCAGCGT